TAAATAATCTTTACTAATTGAATCCAAAGAATATTTCATTCTTGTTTCGTCAATTACAGAAGCTGCGATCATGGTGTCGAGTAAGGGTCCTTGTGGCATTTCTCCAGTTGCCGATCTAATCCAACAAACGTCGTACATGGCGTTGTGAAAAACCTTGCGTAAACTCTTGTTTTTAAACACTTTTTCGTTCAAATAGTCCCATGTTTCTTTAGTGTTTAAATTATCGGTCATGTTATGTGCAATAGGAAAATAGAGAGACTTCTTCTTGGTAGCAATTGCTATGCCGCAAACAAAACCATCTTTTCTAACCGCTCCTAATCCTTTTGTTTTTAAATTAGGATCATATGTTTCTAAGTCAATTGCAACTGTATCTATACCTGTTAAATCTAGATCAGTTAGTTGTGGAACTTCGCACATTATTTTTCCTCCATTTATTATAACCTTCAATCCATTCTTTGGATTTTCTTTCTTCTGTTTGTCGTTTGGCTTCTTGATAACATTCTTTTAATTCTTTTTTCTCTTTCTCAGCTTCTTCTAAAAAATCTTTTTTCTCTGGATAATCTCTGTCAATTGCCATCTGACAATAATGAATTGCTTTTTCCAAATCTTGCTTTTGTCCTTTCTGTTTGTGTCGGCATAAATATTTTATAGCGTTTCCTTCTGCGAAAGGCAAATTATTTTTATTTATAAATTCTGATGGTTGTATAGCCATACTTTTGTAATGACTACCTCCTACTTGTTTTTTATATATTTCACTCATATTACTCCTCCTATAAATATTCTATTTGCAAAATAAAAAGTTAACATCAATAAAAAAAATAAATCATCTGTTGCAGCCGAAGGCATTATGATCTTCTCCCTAATGTTAGTTTTCTTTGTGAGGCTAAAGTCCAGTAGTCAAAGACTCCTCTACTGTACGCTGTGTATGTTAATCTTAGTTGAGTAAACCAATCTTCTCTTCGTGTTAGGGTATGGTCTACAATAACATTATCAAATGTTAGGCCTTTGACTTCATGAATGTTTCCATATTTAATTTGGATCTTTTTATCAAAATCAAATCCTTTTGCTAAAACTTTTTTAATATAAAGTAATTTTTCTTTTGTAATTTTAGAAGGAATCCTAACTAAATCAAAATCTCTATACTGTTTTGCATCCTCTTTAAAAACTTTTTTTTGTATCAATTCATCAATTGTGTAATCTTTGTTAACCCACTCTTCAAAATTTAATACTTCTCCTTTTTTTAGTCTAACTTTAACTTTACTTCCTGCATACTCACAGAAATGTTTTACCTGAGTACGGCTCATTGGTATACCTCTTATAAAGTCGGGCCATAGATGATGAGCTCTTAACTCTTTTTTAGATACATGAGCTGAATTTTTAACATGGGCATACTCTAATCCGTGTCTATCAAAAAATTTGGTACATCGAATATCTCCTGGAGTTCCTCTATATGTAAATAAAAATGTTTGATTAGTATTTTTTATTTTATCTAATAAAATATCTAAATGGCCAGAACCTTCTAAGTTAGATAAATAATAGTTGTTGCCTTTAATAATTTCCCCTATGTGACCCATATTATGTTTCTCTGTATACTTGGCCGGTGTCCACGTCCTATGAGACCCATAATGGTTCCAGATAGGCATAATAATTTCTTTGCATTTTTTATTTATAGCTTCGCTACATCGTAAGCCTTCTTCTAATTCTTTATAAGGATGAGCAGCTAGTTTGTGGTATTTGTCTGCATCTGATCCTGCGTATTCAAATAATGTTTGATCAGCATCTCCAATCAAATAGAAATGTCCTTCTTTTACATTAGTAGCCATTTTTTCAATAGCTTTGGTTTGAGGAACATTACTATCCTGACATTCATCTATAATGACTGCATCAATGTCCGGTTCCCTAACGTCTGGATGATTAAAATTTTCAATCATATCTGTGTAGTCACATTTATTATTATCTTTTTTGTATTTTTCATATATTGGAAGAAGCTCTTTAATTAGTTCAATACTGTAAGGCTTATAAGATTTTTGATCACAGACTCTCCAGTACTCATCATAAGTCATACCACGTCCTTTAGTATCTGATCTAAATTTATATAGAAGGTGTTTATCAACATCTCCTGAAGAATCTCTACCAAATAATCTATTTTGTATAATTAAATTCTTATGGTCTTCATATTCAAATTTGTCTTTATGTAATAATCTATTTTTACAATAGCTATGAATAGTACAGATTTTATACTTCATAGATTTTTTAGTAAAACCTCTTTCTTTCATTATAGGTAATGCTAAAATTGCATCGCTAACTTGATTAGCAGCTACCTTTGTATGAGAAAGAATAATTATTTTGTCTGGGTGGTATTTAAGTAATAACTCCGGATAAAGTTCTTCAACAATATAAATATGAGTTTTACCCGTACCTGGTGGACCTGCAATAAATCTAGGCTCTATCTTTTTCAAAATCTATCGCCTCCGTTTTTTCAGTGAATTCCCCTTCTAAAATTATATCTTCATTTTCAAGGTCGGGTTTATCTATTCTCCAAGATACAAGAGATTTTTTCTTGTAATGTCCCTTTATCCTCTTCGCTTTTAATATACCTTGAATACTTAATACTAAATCAACTCTTTTTAAATTTACTTTTTGACTTTGTAAATAATCTTCAAATTTATCTAAATTAAATTCTAAGTAATTGTCTGGTTTATTAAACCAAGGTAAACCGTAAAAAAATAATTCTTTTTTATCGGTAAAAGCTTTTTCTTGTTTAATGTAATTAGTAAAATGTTTTACGAAGACTAAATTATTATTTGCTTCATCTACATAATCTTGTGATTTGGTTCTAGATTCAAAGTTCATTCTCATTATTTGTTCAAATTTGGCAGCTTTCATTTTGGGAAGCCAAACTTGAGCTTGAGTGACAACAGCATCATAAAACTTTAGTTGGTTCATGAGCGTTGGTCCATCAACAACGATTGTTTTAGTAAAAGATTTCCCTTCTAATTTACCTATTACTGTTATTTTGTATCTGTCTTGACCATACTCCACAATTTCGCCTATAGACTCATCAACTATTTGTTTAACATCGGCTAAAGATTTGTCTTCTGCCCCAATCCAACTAAATAAATGTGCAATTGTTTTTACTTCACACCCGAGTATTTCAGCAAGTTTAGGCATTCCAAAATTTCTATTTGCCACTCTACCTGTTGTGCCCTTAGACTTTCTACTCTCAGCTTCGTCATCATTAGCTGCCACTGCAATATTATAAATAAAATCATTAATTTCGTCATCCGTCCATTTAGTTTGTTTAACTAAAACTCCTGCTATAGCGGTACAGTACTCATCTCTTGAGCCTTTGGGGGCATACAAAATACAAAGTGCCGTTGATAAGGCGATCTTTCTTAAGTCTTTATTTAAATCCCCTGAGTATTCTTTTATGCCATCATAGTGTTCCCATCTCACATGTTCGGGATTTTTACTATGTAGAGATCCAGGTACGATAGTATAGTACTGATGGCCGCTTCTTATTTCACAGAGTGTTGCTCCATGACTAGCGTGTTCATAATATTTTATTAAATCTTTTGGTAAAGCAAAAGCTTCTTTTTCTAATTGACCTTTCCACCAATAATGACTTTTAGCATTGCTTGGTCTACCTGAAATAGCGCCACAAGTTATTATATATTTATCTACAAATCTTTTAACAATTCTATTATCAATATCTAAATCAACTACTCCATCTAGTCTTAATGCAATTTCGCAATCTGAATATTTCTGTTTCCATTCCTCTTTCGTTATTTTTAAATCCAGGCTTGACCATGATTTTATTTCAGGTGTACCGTGTTTACACGGAATGATAGTATGACCAAGATCATACCAATCCTCATAAGTGGTCGGACCACTATTAATTTTTTTAACATCAATCATAATTTTTATGGGCGGATCCACTCTCGCTTCCCCGCCCATTCCCAAGGGAACTATAAATTGATTGTCTTTTTAGTTGCTTCCTGATTTTCGGGTTTAACTTTCACTAAACCTTTGCTATTTTTTTCAGCAAAGCTTTTAGCAATCGCATAAACACCTTTATCAGTAACCGGTCCCACTTTAGACACATCCCAACCAAACCATGTTCCTTTGTCATTCGACATTTGAACAGTTTTTAGATTATAAATGTGGCTATATGTTGGCGGTGTGAATAAGCCGTTTTTACCTTGTAGCTTCAGACCCATCATGATTGAATTCCATTTACGACTAATCTTTAATTGAGTAGCCTTCATAGATATCAAAGCTGTTGATGGACTTTTACCCATAAGAATCACAAAGTGATTCGCAGTATTTTCCAGATAATTACCATTAGGTAATCTATCCTTCCAAGATTTATCACGAGTAGTTGTACTCACGATATCACTATCTGCACTATGGATTGCTACAGGAGCATTTCCAGATTGACCTCTGTCTTGCCATTCGACATACTGTCTTTCATAATGGACAGGTATAATATTTATACCTTTTGCTCCATCATAAAGCTCTTTGGTCACGCTGTTTACAATCATTCCAGGTTCTGCGCTGCTAATAAACTTAGCATTCTGTTTATTAACCTCCGGAGATAATTGTCCCAAAACTTTCAGAAATGGTAATGCAAGATCTTCTTGCGTCATATTCTGAGAGCCCGCATTTGCATCAGCTTCGAATAGATTCGTAGACAATGCGCCTGCTTCTTCTTTTTTTTGTACTTGGTTCATGTTTATTGTTTCCTTTTTATTGTTGTTTTATTTCCAACGAATACGTTGAAAAGCTCGGTAGGCAGTTCCTTACCCGCCTCAATACGCTCCCGAACTAGCGCTTTAAGAGTCATGGGTTCAACCTTCAACTTTTGTGTTGGTTGAAACCCACGCTCTTGTGCAAGAGCAGCATAATCAGCTGCCTTGTTATCTTCGTTGCGACCAAAAGACACGAGTATCTCGTTTTTGATTATGTCTCCTAGTCCATTATTACGAAGCCAGTTAAACGCCGCTTCTCTATTTGCTATAGTGATGTTGGCGCTATAATTTGGTTTAACATCTACAGAAGATCCATCCATAAGTTTAAGATGGGACAAACCCATCTCAGACATCATAGTTGGAATTACTTCTCCTGATAAATGTTCTAATTCTTTTTTTGTATTCTTTATATTGTCTTCTTGTAGGTCAAGTCTAGTTTGTAATGATTCTAGTCTTTCAACTTGATCAGCTAACGATCGAATATTTTCTGTTTTCTGTATGACGTTTGCTTTGTCTGTTTCAAAATCAATATTACTCATTAATTTGGCTTCTTTCCAAAAAGAATTTCAGCTTCTTCATCTTTTATTGCTGTAGTTTCCCATTTTCCATTAGTGATATATTTTTCTAAACAACTTACAAGATTACCTCTTATAGGTTGTTCTAACATTGCATCTAATGAAAGGAGAATTTGATCTATTTTTTTCAAAACTTCTTCTTTAGGTAATTCAGTTGGAAGAACAATTTTTTCTTGTCCAGGCATTCTCATACATAATGCACTTGATAATACAAATGCAGTAAGTGCAGAGAACAAAGGTGCGATTTTTTGTTCTTTGCCATCAACACATATTTCATCATACGTGCCTCTTATATGTTTATCCCCATACACCATTTGCATTAAATTTAACATATGTGTTACTTGTGGTGTATTTAGTTTTTTATATCTTACGTCTTCTGTTTTAATCATCTATTTTTCCTTTCTCGTATAAGTTAATTTCAATAGGATAATATTTTCTTTCTTGTTTGTCCCATTTTAATAAGTTGTATTTGCCGTTTGTTATATCAGAAACTATAGAACAGGCGACACCTATAATTGCAGGATCTCCTGTCAATAAAAGATAGTCTGAGGTTCTATATTTTGCTAATTCTTTTCTTAATCTAAAAATAAGTGGACCGGGAGAAAAAATTATTTGTGAGAGTTCGGGTAATAAAAATTTAAATGTACCATATTCACTGGCCCCTAAAATATTAATTTTGGGACGGCCTGCTTGAGTTCCCGGAATTTCTTGAATAACGTAAACGATTGGAGGGGCGTCATTTCTTTTAATATCTTCGTATCTAATTATTTTTTCTTTCATGGTTGACAATATAGGTTTGAATTGTTATCTTGTCAACTAGAAAGAAGAAAAATTATGAACTATAAATTTAAAACCAAACCTTACGCACATCAAATTACTGCGTTAGAAAAATCGTGGAATAAAGAAACCTATGCCTATTTTATGGAAATGGGTACAGGCAAGACAAAAGTGTTAATAGATAACTTAGCCATGCTTTATGATAAAGGTAAAGTAGATGGGGCCTTAATTATTGCTCCTAAAGGAGTTATAGGTACTTGGTATAACCAAGAACTTCCAATTCATTTACCCGATCATATAGAGAATGTGGCCGTTTTGTGGCAACCGAACATTACTAAAAGTCAATCAAATAAATTAGGCACTTTATTTAAAACTGGAGAAGAACTTCACATTCTTATTATGAATGTTGAAGCATTAAGCACTCAAAAAGGAGTGGCTTTTGCCGCTAAATTCTTGCTTTCACATAATACTTTAATGGTTATTGATGAAAGTACCACTATTAAAAATCCTAAAGCTAAAAGAACTAAAAATATTATTACCTTGTCTCAAAGAGCTAAATATAGAAGAATAATGACAGGTTCACCTGTGACTAAAAATCCATTAGACTTATTTAGTCAATGTTATTTTTTAGACCCCTTTCATTTAGAGCATGAGTCTTATTATTCATTTAGAATGAGATATGCTATTATGAAAACGGCCCATATATCTGGACGTTCTATTGAATTAGTGTCTGGCTTTAAAAACTTAGGAGAATTATCCGATAAATTAAAACCTTTTTCTTATCGTGTATTAAAAGAAGACTGTCTAGATTTACCCGATAAAATTTATATGAAAAGACAAATTACTTTATCTCCGGATCAAAGAAAGCTTT